TAAAAAAGTAGAAAACGGACAGATTAGTCTTCAAGAAGCAGATCGTCAAAGCGCAAGTTTAATCTCTAAGATGAGAGATCTTGAAGTTCAAACTTCTCAAGCCAAAGCTCGTTTCGTTGATTTGGATGAACAAACTTTAGAAGACATACAAGCTCAGATAGATAAAACCACTGAAGAAACTGAAAAACTTGAGAAAGAAGCCGAAACTGCTTGGGGGCAGTTTAGCGGAGGGTTTAAAAAAGCGGTTAAAGATATGGCAGATTCTTATTCCATGAATTCTCTCGGAAAATTAGTTGCCGAAGATTTCGGTAATGGAATGGCTGACGCTCTTTACTCTATATCTGATGGATCAAAGTCTGTAAAAGAAGCTTTTTCAGACATGGCGCGTTCAATTCTCCAAGACATCTCTAGAATGTTAATCAGAATGGCTGTTATGCAAAGTATGATGGCTGCTTTTGGTGGAGGAACTGCTGCAAAAGGTGTTCAAGTCTATGACGCTCCGATAGGCCCTATGATGCCAGCAGCAAATGGTGGTTTCATACCTAAAATCCGTGCGGCTCTTGGAACAACAGTTCGTGGCGGTGTTCAAGGTAAAGATTCTGTGCCAGCGATGTTAATGCCGGGTGAGTATGTATTGAAAAAATCTGCAGTTGATGCTTTAGGAACAAATTTCTTGAACGATCTCAATAACAATGCTGCTCAAACTCTTACGAGTACAGCCGCTAATATGATGCAAAACCCTTATGAATCCAGTAGCGAATCGGAACCGTCAGTTGTTAACGTTTGGGTAGTATCTAAAGAGGAAGAAGCTAAAATGGGACCTAGAGATGTAATTGCAACCATCGGTAAAGATATTATGACTGGCGGACAGACTCGTCGTCTTATTCAACAAGTTGTAGTTGGGAGGAAATAATAATGCAAACATTTCCGTTTGAAAATCATAAACGTAACTTTGAATATTTACCTAACTCAAACTCGATAGAATTAGGTAACGGATATGAATTTGTATCTAAACCTCGTTCTCCGACATTAAAAAAGTTTACCCTCACTTTTACGGGGTTTCGTTATTATTTTAATGAAAACGACGAGGTTGACCATGAAACAAACGCTTATAAAGATAACGTTGCTGCTTTGTGTGATTTTTATGAATCTGTCGGAACTTGGGATACGTTTATATATCCGGATGAACAGTTTGGTAATGTTACGGTACGCTTTGAAGAACCGATGCAAGTTCCTCAAACCGATGGCCACCGAGCAGTCGCTAAAGAATTCTCATTAACTTTGAAAGAGGTATCTCAATGAGTATACGTTATCTTTATGAGTTTGATTTTCTTGGTTCTTCTATTTATAGAATGGTTGAAGGTCAATCGCTTCAAGCATTAACTTATACTTGGAATGGAGTATCAAGTATTGAGGAGTTAGATCTTTATCTCAATATTAAGGATAATTCCGGAGATTTTATGACTTGGATGGCTAACCGTTCTATTGATAAAGTCTTTGTCACTCGATACAAATATGAAACTGATAATCAAACCGTAGAAGAAACTATTAAGAATTTATACTCTAATCTTAGTGCTGATGCAACTACAGCGACTTTGCGAAAATGTGATATTCCGGAAACGCAGTTAGAAGACGCTCAGCGTTTAATTGCTGACGGTATTGTTCAGCTTTATGAAATTAGATTAGCGGATGGCTCAAAATTATATCTCAAACAAGATAACTCCGTAACTTGGAACGGTCACACTTGGACAGGTATTCCGATTCTCTTTGAAGGTTATTCTACGGCGCAAGGTGATTCTTATTCACGTCCGACGCTATCTATAGCGAATCCGGATACGATAAATGAACTTGACGGTAACGCAAAATCTACATTATCAAGTTTGGTTTTGCCGATTGAAGGTTATCCTTATGGACTTCTCAATAGAGCGAAAGTAACTCGCTATTTGGTTTTGTATGAAGATTTAAAGTCTGACACTCCGGTTTACCAGAAAAAGGAATGGATTATCTGGTTTATTAAAACGATAAACAGAAACATCATACAAGTTGAGTTAAGAAACCCGATGGACGGAGTTAACTTCGATGTACCAGCAAGAATGTATATTCCGCCGGAGTTTCCATTTGTGACATTGAAATAGGAGGTAAGATGAAAGATTTGTCCAAGTATTTAGGTAGAGAATTCGTCCACGGCACAACTGATTGCTATAGTCTGATTCGTGATTTTTACAAAGATGAGTTTGGTATAGAACTCAGAGATTATGCTCGGCCTGATTATTGGTGGAATAAAGGTCAAAATCTTTACATCGATAACTTTCGTAAAGAAGGATTTTATCTTCTCGATGACTTAGAAGAACCTCAATACGGAGATATTTTCTTAATAGCTTTAGGTTGTTCCGTGGCTTCTCATGGAGCAATTTATATCGGTGAGAATAAAATATTACAACACGTTCAAGATCATCTCTCAAGCATTGATAGATATATGGGGGTTTTCAAAAATTGTACTCTTGCGCGAATCCGTCACAAACTCGTGAAGAAAGAGGAGGATCAAGAATATGAATTTTAAGGAAAAGCTAAGAGAATACTATAGCGAATCGGGAAACGAAAGAGGTGGATTTATTACAAAAGACGGAATTATCGTAGAAGTAGAGAATATTCATCAAAATAAAGAGGATTATTTTATGTTCTCTTGTGACGATCTCGATAAGTTAGACGATGAAAATGTATTAGCGACTTTTCATACACATCCGAATAAATCGGCCAATTTAAGCAAAGAAGATTATGACGCATTTGTAAACTGGGAAAAACTATTGCATTTTATTGTAGGAAAAGATAAGATAAGTTGTTACAAGGTTTCAGAGCGCGGCACTGTTATAGTGGAGAACGGAGATGTTTATTAAAGTTTTATTTCACGGAGCTTTAAAAAGGATTTGTCCTGATGAATATAAAGTCGACGTAAACACGCCAGCTGAGGCGATTCGCGCAGTAACAAATCAATTTAGAGATAAGTTAATCAGAAAAGATGGACAGAGATTTGTTTGCTCAGTTAAAGAATGTCCTCGTGATGTAGATTTAAACAGTTCTGTTCGAGGTGATGAGATAAATATTTATCCGGCATTTTGCGCTAGCGGCGGTGGTGGAAAAAAAGGTGGTATGGTTACTATGGTAATTGGCGCTGTTTTAGTTGCTGCTGGTGTGGCTATGATGTTAAGCGGTGTTGGCACAGCTTTTGCTCCATCAGTTATTATGGCTGGTGCTGGTATGTTTTTTAGCGGTTTATCTAATTATCTGTTTCCAATGCCGGACACAAGTAATGATTCTAGCAGTCCGGATTCTTCACGAGTGTTTGGAAATAGTGGAAACACGACAAAGATAGGTACAAGAATACCTATAGGATATGGTAAGTATAAAATTTGCGGACAATATCTATCTATTAACACTTTAGCAACTGATAGGTGGGAGTATTAAGAATGGGTTGGGGTAATCCTTTTAAATCTGCCGGTAAAGCTGTAAAAAAAGTCGTAAATTATGTCCCGGCGGTCGCTTGGAGTAAGACTCTTATTAAAGGAGCTAAAAATTACTTAATTCCAGATCAATCAAATCCAAATATTGATTCTGACGATTTGCGTAGTGACGATTATTTAGAAGTTTTACTGGGTATTTGCGAAGGTCCTATTGTTGGGTTGGAGAAAGGCGAACAATCTTTCTTTCTTGGTGATACCGCTCTTATGAATCTAGATGGCACAAAAAACTTCGAGAACTATGATTTAGAAGTTAAAGTAGGTGATGCCTCTCAAGATGAAACTGTTACTTTAAAAATGGGTGGTGTTAGTAATGGAGAAAACTTTGATAGAGAATTAACTACTTCTCAAGAAGATGCTACCAGTGAAAATAGTTGGTTTACTATATTAACTACTCGTACAGCTAATATAGATGAGATTGATGTAAGAATAAGAATTGACGCTCTTTATTATGCTGATGACGAAGGTAATGTAAGTAAAGCAACAGGTAATCTTAGAATAGAATATAAGAAAACAACGGATGAAAACTGGATTAAGTTTTCAGGTAATGACTTATATGTTCGAGGAAAAACTACATCTACTTATTATAGAGATTACAACATTCCAGTAACTCCTGATGATACCGCCGATGTAAAATATCAAGTTAGAGTCACTAGATAATCTCCTAGAAG